CACAAGAAACTAATCGTGCCAAATTAATAGAAGGATGTGTCCTGTTTTCTTTTAGTAACGAGCATTGGCAAACATTTAGAGCATGGCGCGATCATGGCCAAGATGGAATGAAAGTACGATTCTCTAATTATCGCCATGCTCGCTCAGATCTATTTCAGATATATTATCCGAAAGATACAAAGGTTAAAGATTGGCTAATTGAAACACCGCCTCGTGTAGCACTCGAACTCGATGCATTATTCGATGGTATGAAACGACCAATGACGATGATGGAGTTCGCCAAGAAGATGAACATCGTCATGGTACGCGATTTTGGTTTTCGTAATGCCATGTATCCATCGAAGAATGCAGCCCGCCACATTGCAATGTCACATCCTGAGTTGGTTGATCCTAACTCATTCTTACATGGTGGCACAGGATATTTTGATGGACTATCACAAATCTTCGATTGTCCACATCTCATGTCAAAATCAAAATACGAAATCGACGAGGATGGTCAGTATGTACCAATGAATAAGTGGGCAGAAATGCAAGTTCAACATATGGACTATCTCAAGAATCATCCTAGTAATCCGATTCATACACACCAATATCTCAACTTAGAAGACAAATTGTGTATGCACTATAAATTTATGTCGATGAAACTAGGTTCTAAAAAGCAAACAAAAATGATACCATATGATTGGGTATATCCTAGTAATTGGTCTCTAAAGACAAATCAATATGACAGACAGAATCAAGAGAGCTTTAACTGAAGCCTCAATAGATACAATGATTGCTTTACCGTTGAATTTTTTTATCAACTGGATTATACTTGCAATCGCATTCGACCTTGAATGGGATGCATTTAAAACTTCAATTGTTGCAACGATTATTTTTACGGCAATGGCAATTGTAAGAAAAACTATTATACGATTAAAATTTGAGAGAAAAACTAATGAAAAAAGTGTATAAGTTTCGTGAGGATGAACTCATTGCAGAGTTTAAAAATTATATTGACACTACTTACAAAGGTCACTATGGTCAAGGCGGTTTACAATCATCTGAGATTATCGTAGATCGAGGTCATGGTATGGGATTTTTCTCCGGTAATGTAGATAAGTATAATGGTCGCTATGGTAAAAAAGGCACAGCCGAAGACCATAGAAAAGATATTCTAAAGATTATTCATTATGGATTTCTTATGTTATATGAACATGATAGAATTTACAAGGAATAAAAATGTTTTTACTACAACAACCGGGTGATATACATTATTGTCCATGGAAACTTGCCCTTATACCGAATGCGTTGCCACCTCAAGTCGCTGATCATATTCGCGATAATTTTCCAGAAATGGAAATGGCAATTACACGTAATAAAATGTTAAATCAGGTCAATGGTCCACAACACATGGACGATCCTATATTCAAACAATTTTTTGAAACGAATTGGAATAGGCGAGATGAAATACATCAAACTGCATGTGAAATACTCGGCGTAGAAAATCCGGATGACAGTAAAATTACACGATGGATGTACTCAGCTGTTGTTAATGGTGATCCTCAAACACCAGTCAGAGATTGGCATTGTGATTTAGACTCAAAGACATTGCAATTTATCCTGTACTTAGGTGACGATAGTGATACAATTACATTTGAAGCTGGATCAGAAAAAAATGCACCTGCGACTTTGAGTATACCAATGGTTCATAATACTTTAATTTTTTGGGCATCATCAAAAGAAACTTGGCATCGATTTTTTCCTACAGAAACGGGTAGAAGATACACAGTTAATTTGACGTCACAATTACATGATACTAATACTAATTATCTTGGTTTAGAGGAATATGCCACATAACAATCACATAATAGATGGAGTAAATAAAGATGTCGGAATCTTTGGATACGAATCAGCGAAAGAATACTATTTGTCCTTATGTGACGGTTGGTCACCGTACAACGAGGCGCCAATTGTCAGAGTACATGATGGAGTCAGAGTCGTTAGAGACGACCTCACGATTGGCACAAAAACAAGAGCGGGTGACTTACTGGCTGCTAAATGCGGGAATAGTACTCTCGTGTATTGCCAGCCTCGCACTGGTCTTGCAGGAGTTTCTTTATTAGATGTAGCAAAACACCATAACAAAAAAGTTGTGTTGTTTATGCCATCGAGTAAAGAGGTATCATTACATCAGGCATGCTGTATAGAACAAGGTGCAGAAGTACATTTTCATCGCATTGCAGCAATGCCAAATTTAAATAAAAAGGCAAAAGAATATGCTGAAAAACATGGCTATTATTTTGTACCGTTGGGTCTTAAACACGAGCTCGCAACTGCAGGTATTGTTCACGCAGCTTCGCAGATACCTGAACCGGAAGAAGTATACGTTGCAATCTCGACTGGCGTGTTGGCTCGTGCATTACAGATTGCTTGGCCGAATGCTAAGTTTACGTGTGTCGCAGTGGCGCGCAACCTTAAATCAGGAGAACTCGGAAGAGCAAAAGTAATATCAGAACCATTACAATTTACACAATCAGAAAAGCCACACAATCTTCCGCCATTCCCAACAATCGATACTTATGATGGTAAGGTATGGAAATATATTCCTAAAAATACTAATAGAGATATACTATTTTGGAATGTAGGTACAGAACCATGTTTACAAGACCATACAATATATGATAGAATAGATTCATATCGTCAGTGGGAGAAAGATATAGCATGAAAGTTTCAATCATCTTAAAAAGCGAAACGAAGTGGAGTGATTGTGATGTTCATTTGGAACCAGATCAAAGACTCAGTGATTTGATGAATGACGATAGAGCATTCTTACCTATCACTCGAAGAACTGCACCGCTGGTACAAAAAACCCATATTGTTGCAAAAGATACAATCGCATTGATTGTTGAGGAATAATGTTGTGAGTGATATGAAGTTTACAACTGCTGGTGATATGATGAAAACAAGAAACGGATTAGTAGCTACACCATTTATTACAATCTCTCGTCAATTGAGTAGTCATAGAGCAGCTCAAGGTGTAATTTATGCAGATCAACTTCGTGAAGCAGGATACAATGTAAAAGTCAATATGACTGGTGATCAATATGTCAATAATTTCAACGATTATCAAGACCTTTTTGTTTATCATGGCAATGATTTTTCTGGCGCCGTTAATTTATTTGGTGGGCTTGATAACTTTCCTTATATTGAAAACTTTTGCAATTTTAGTCAGTTCACTGGCACTGTTTATAGTCTTGTTATTGATATGCCTGATTATTATGCCATTATGAAAGAAAAATTTGACAAAGCCGAAGAGAAAGGCAAGTCATGGAATCCAGCATGGGATGCCATCGATTGGGATAATCTCAAGCGCATGTGTGAAACTGCTGAGACAATTGTACCTAATGACCTCGTAATGTATCCTCGACTTGCTATCGGTGATAGTCATGCTATTTGTATGTATCGACCTCAATGGCAAAATCTTTCTGTGCCATTTAAGACACTACATGGTGCACTCAAAGAAGGTCTGAAGAGTTTTGTCCATAATAATAAGATGATGTACGAAGAGATTGAATTTTACTTTGGTAACATTGATATTCGACACCATCTGTGCAGACAAGATAATCCTGAAGAAGCTACTAAAGAGCTTGTAGCCGAATATGTAAAACAGGCCGCAGAGATTTCATACATTTTTGATTGCAAAGTAACGTTATATGAACCGTTGCCAATCGAAAATCCTTCTCGTTCTATTCCAAAAACTGGATGGTATAAAGGTACACCGTTTAATGGTGATTGGGCTTCTCGAAACTTTATTCGTAAGTTGTTTAAAGAAGAAATGAAGAAGCAATGTGGTAAAACCGGTGGGCGTGTATCAGTTTATGAGTGGATTGGAGCGATGATAAATAGTAATGGTGAACTTGATTTCGATTGTATGGAGAAGCCACAGTCTGTCCATCTATCGAGAAAATGGTATCCGCATTGGCAAGGATATGAGTGGAGTCATGCACCTTTTATTGACTATTCTCCTATTCCGGAACGTGAACTAAATAATTTGGAATCATTTTTTGCATGAAACACGCTACTATTATTCCACTGATTGGTGGAGAAGTACTCGCATCTGAGCGAGTGTTTGGTCATAGACCTGACTATATTTTATCATATAATGCTTTTCAGGCGAACGAAGAACATCTATTAAACTATTGGAATCATGAGGTACCGTACTACGTTCTTGACGAAGGGGATCGCCACCCCCATCCTGTAGACGTAGTGTCCAGTGTATGTCCTTGTGCTGGCCTTTCATTGTTTAGCCAGCAATACGGAGAGGACAACAAAAATAATCGCTGGATGATTGAAACGGCTAAGTATGTTCTAGGCGAGATCAAGCCTCTCGTATTTTGGGGAGAAAATGCCCCAACATTCACCGGTAAAATCGGTGCACCTATTCGTAATCAAATGATCGAGATCGGTCGTCAAAATGGTTACGTTATGTCTATGTACAAGACAAAGAGCTTGCTACATGGCATCCCTCAAACACGAGAACGGACCTTCTACTTCTTTTGGAAAGGTGATAAAGTACCAGTCTTTGATTATTATCGAAGAGATATGACAAAAATTGAAGATGTGATTCTTGGAGTGGAACGTGGTGATCCTGAAACAGATATCATGTCACAGACAATTAACAGACACAAACCTACTGATAATCCTTTCTATCAATATATCTTAGAAGAGATTCACGGTGGAATTACTCATCGTGAACACTTCGATCTAATTGATATCGATGATCCAAAAACACCAAACTATTTGGATGTGTATTCACTTATTGAATCACATAAACATGACTATGCTCGTGTATCAAAATGGATGGATAAAAAAGGATATAAGCGTGAATCAGATCGTGCATTACGCATGTATGATAAGTTAGAGTCTGGTGGTAATATCATGAGACGCGGTACACTATTGCCTAAGGGTCATATCGGTTCTTTTGTAGGACACTATCCACAGTCTCTCACCCATCCACATGAAGATAGATATATAACTTTTAGAGAAGCTATGACGATTATGGGTTTGCCAAATGATTATCAACTGCTCAATCCTCGAGGCAGTTTTAATCATATATGTCAAAATGTACCTTTTCAAACTGCAGCTGATATGGCAACAGAAGTAAAAGCCGCACTTGATGGTCAACGAAACTGGATAGAATGTAATGTATCTCTTCAGCATAAT